CAAAACGATATCGGATTGAGCCAAGTCGCCAGAAGCTTCCGGGATCTGAGCTTTCTACGACGATCTGAACAAATCTGCCCCGGAATCTGGGCTCAATATACGGCGTATCTTTTGTGAACGTGAACGGGCCATATGCCTTCGGCGTCTGACCAGCATAATCAGTGACGTTGAACGTCATTTGAATTGACGCATCCGGGGCTTGCGAATACTGACCCCATTTCATGTCAGGAAGCACCCAATCAACAAAGACCAGATCATTTCCATTGGTTAGAGAAAAATAACCTGTTTTGAATGATGCGTTGATTGGAACGCCAGCGTTATCATTCGACGTTTCATGTATGTAGATATATCCATCACTGCCAGCGGCTATTGGACCGTATAGACCGTTAGGAGTCGTCAAAACAGACTGATCTATCCATGCTGTCCGCGACAGAAAACCGTAGTCCCATTCATTATATAGGACGTTGTAGCAGACATAAGCATTGTTCTGGCCCGGATACAGTCCAACAGAATCAACTGTAGGGAAGAACCAATTAATTTCGTTAAACTGCGAGTTTGGCGCAGCCTCTACATTGTCGACGTTGTTCCAATCCATATTCTGGAATATAAAATCCCACACCGAACACGGTATCGGCTGCGGGGCATTCGACCCGCTGGTCATAAAGAATTGCTTCTGGCTCATCCAGTAAACTGTCGAACCAAGCTGCGCAACGGCTCTGGATGAGATCAGGCCGCATCCTGTGCCTATTTTACTAAACCCGTAAACAAACGGCGGCCCCGTGTATTGGGCAACGTAGAGATCAATATCAGTCCACCAGTATTGTTGCGACGGTCCCTGAAAACCGCGCCGTATAATCGAACCGGTTGGTATACGATAACCACCAGCTTGATTGGTGACTGAAGGAGTCCAGTCATTGAAGTTACCCACATCGCTCCACCGGATTTGAAGCGGGTCACTCAAGCCAGTGTATGTTGATCCCCACGCCATTACTTGTTGCTGTGGCATGGCGACAAACGCGCCAAGATTCTGAAGCGGACTATTAACAATCATGTCCGCGTTTTGGTATCCAGATATTGGAGACCATACAAATATTGGATAATTTTTTGGGGAAACTATTAAAGCCTCACCCCAATTATCCAGATAATACTCATCAGCAGCGAGTATTGTTCCCGGATTTGGATTGGCCGGAGTTACGCCAGTTCCATATCCGCCAGTTCCATATCCGCCAAGCCCATAACCGCTACCCTGCGGCAATGGAGCTTCGGTAATCCAGTAGGTAAGACTAAGATCGCCGCCATTCATGTCCTGAGTGTCAGACGATGTAGCCTCGTTTTGGGCAATAATATTAAATGAAACGCCGGCAACTACGCTTTCAACAATGTAGGTGCCCTGTATAACGATGCCGCCAACAGTCGTCGGAACGATGAATGAGACAGCCTGACCTATAAGATAGGTATGATCTGCAAGATTGACCGTTACAGAACTGCTTCCGCTGGTCGTAACAAATTCAGGAACCGCCCCGCCGTTAGCGACAGTCGAGGTTGCAGCGGCCTGTGCGATGATCTCATAGGATGTTGCGCCAGTAATAGAATTAATTGGATAAGCGCCGCTTAGGACCACGCCGCCTATCGAAACAGGGGTGTTAAAAACAACAGTGTAATACGTGGAAACGGGAGTAAACACCGCGTCCGTTATTTCAAACACGTTGCTCCCGGACGTTGATGATATGTCAGGCGTCACATCATCGGTATTGAATCTGGGAGATATATCTTTCGCAGTATTGCTAAAGTAGGCGTATAGGTTCGTTGTTGTTCCTATGCCCAGATATCTTTGGTTATTTAATCCCTGCCATGCGTGCAAATCAGTGACATAGCCACTAAACTGCGTATTTGTATAAAGCTGGCATCCGCCACGCTTCTCAGGGATCTTGTCCCGCCACCGGATAAAATTCGATTCGGAAATACCCTGTGCGTTGTCGGCCAGTGTCTTTTCAACATCGACACTAGGAATGATGCGCAGGGTTTCAAAGGGCATGTTATCTTACCGGCGGGTTTGCGACGGCAGAGAAGCTGGTCCAGCCGGGGCCAGCAAACTTTTTCCGAAGCTCTTCAGAATTGGCAGACGCAAACAGCCTCTCGTATTGGCTTTCCCACGATACTGCTTGAGCAGGATTGTCAGATTGGGAGCCAAAATCACGCTGATATCCCGTGGCAAAAATCATGCTGCCAGCAAGGAATAGATCAGGAAGATATTCCGTCAGGAACGTGGTTGAATTAGACGAAGAAAGCGGGTTTGGCCTGATTGTGCCAATGACTTCGACTGTATACGAGGCATTTGGCCACGGTCCAACAATGATATTAAACTGGTCAATCATCGCAAAGAATTGCGGAAGACCAGCCCCAGTTGAACTGTTCCAGACCGTGTCCAGAAAATCTCTCGCAACCGGTTGCAAGGCGTTTCGCGTGCCGCTGTCTGCCGCACTGCCAGCGGGCGTTATGACATTCATTCCCTGAACAGTGACAAATTTCCCGTTCGACGTTGTCGGTAGGGTAAAATTCCTATTAGACGCAGAAAAAGACGCAGAATCGTTGCGAACAACTGTATTTAATAGGTCCAACTCGCGATAAATACGCTGCTCTGCGTAGTCAATCATGCCCGGAAGCATGGTTTGAAATTGCGCCGTCGTCGGATCAACCGCCATGATGTTGGCAATCTGAGCGACGTAAGTGGTATAATTAAGCGACATCAGTGCTTATCCACTTTTGTATCGAGTCGATCAAAGATTTTGCCCAGCATGTCTTTGATTTCTCTCATGTTATCCGCAAATTCATCTCTGCGGATGTAATTTCTTGGAAGCTCTACCTCCAACTCATGGAGGTCTTCCCGAAGCTTATTCACAGCCTCCCAAAGGACGCGCGCAAACCACCCCAGCGCAGCGAGAATTGCCCCCGCTGCGAGGTTAATAATCATTTGGGAATCCATGTGATAAGGCTCCGCCGGCCGATATAAGCACGTAGAAACGGCTTGTATATTTTTACAATAAAATCAGGCCGATGCCAACCCCTCCATAAAATCCACATTGGCCTTCAGGCGGGGATCATCCGGGGTCTTTTCAAGCGCCAGTTTAGCCTGCACAAGGGCTATATCCTTCATTCCCATCTCCCACGCTGAGACCGACGCAAGATCATGCGCCCAATGGCCCCAAACGGCGGGGTCGCAAGTATAGACCTGCTCCCTGTGGATAATTTTTAGCGCCCTCATGGAATAGGCAAAACACTCTTCCCACCGCCTAAGCTTATACATAAGCATAGCAAGCTCGCACCAAGGTTCCCTTGTCACAGGAGCCTCAGAGCAGGCCATATGATACGACTTTTCAGCATCCACCTGCTTGTTTAAAGCTTCGTAGCACTTGCCCATAACACGATAGGCATAGCAACGCTCATTATGCCAAATCGCACCCGGCAATTCTAAATACCGTTTACATTCCTTTATGGATTCTTCCCACCGCATATGGAAAGACAATTCCCGCGCATAATAAAATGCATTACGCGGACAGATTGGATCTTCCTTAACAGAAAGAGCCAGAAGGTCTAAATACTGTCCACGGCTTTTGGTTGGGTCAGGATGATGGCTAACCAAAAGTCTATTTGTATGAGCATAGACTTCGTTAATCCTGCCATCGGGGCGAGGATATTCGTGGCAGGGATGGTGCCAATGATAGCCATGCCTTGCATGAATTTTCTCATACTGAAACTTTATGCCCATCCCCCAATCGAACATATAGCGCAAACGTGTAACGCCATCTGTCCAGACGCGCTCAATTTCATCGCGCCAACCGGGCTCAAGAACCTCATCCAGATCAAGAGAAATGCAAACATCAATGTCTCTAGGCACAAGAGCAAGGGCAGCATTTCGAGCGTGGTCAAAACGCCAAGGGCTGATACATATGGAGTAAACATCTGCGCCATGTATTCTCGCCTTGATCGCCGTATCGTCCGTTGAACCTGTATCAGCTATTAAAATCAAATCAGCGTCTGTCGCAGATTCGCAGAACCTTTGAACAAATTTTGATTCGTTCTTTGATATTGCATAAACGCATATTTTGAGTTTCTTTCTGTTTCCTTTTGTAGTCATCCAGTGCTGCTTGGCATAAACAGCGCCATCCCCCTTATATTGTGGGGCATCAAAATGTTCGGGTATAAAAGTATAATCTGGAAGGATTTTAACATTTTCGGGCTTCAGTCTCTCATAATTATTTGTAAGACGTTTTGGCCCGACAGAAAACCATGCATGGTCAACCAGAATATCTTTATCTGGAGTCTCCTTAATATCTTCAATAATATCAAGGAAGAATTGTAATCCCGGAGCAGAAGC